CATTAACCTGACGTATTACATCAACCGCAGCGACAGCGCCAGAGCGGTGGCAATCCAGGCGGCGGTGGCCCAGGCCGTGGAGGAATATAAAACCTGGCAGCGCACCATAGGCCGCGATATAAACCCGTCGAAGCTGACGGCGATGGTCATTGCAGCCGGTGCAAAGCGCGTTGTCGTGTCCGCACCCGCCTACACCAAGGTGGCAGCAACATCCGTCGCAAATCTTTCGGCCGCGGCATCGGTCACATACGGAGGTCTTGAAGATGATTGATCTGAAGGACAGCCTTATGACCGACATACTGCCCGGACATTTGGAAACAGCCGAGGTCAAGGCGCTGGCCTACGCCGTAGGCCGTCAGATCAGGCAGCTATGCTCCTACGCCGATAAGTCGCGCACATACGCGGCGCTTGCGTCCGCGCCGGACACGGTGCTGGATGCCCTCGCCGCCGAGCTACGCACCCCGGCCTATGACGAAACCTTGCCGGTCGAGACAAAGCGTGAGCTTGTTGCCAGCACCCTGACATTCTACACTCACCTCGGCACACCGGCCGCACTTGAGCAGCTTATAAGCATCCTGTTCGCAAAAGGCCGCGTCGCCGAATGGTACGATTACAACGGCAGCGAATATCACTTCAAGGTTCAGATAGATATTGCCGCCGATGCCGTTGATGATGCAAAGCAGGCGCAGGTGCAGGCATGGGTAAACCAGTACAAAAATCAGCGTTCGATACTGGACACCATCGAATACTACGAAACCGGCGCCGAGGCCGTCGCATTCACCGCCGCCGCATTCATCGGCTGTGAGCTGGTCGATAGCTGCACCGCCGAAAACTACAATTAATCCGGAGGTACACACATGGCAAAATGGACAGGTGTTGTCACCAACAAGGGCGCGGAGCTTCTCGCCGCATGGGCGGAGGGTACGACCCTGAATATATACTCTGCGGCCGCCGGCACGGGCACCGTCGCCGAGGCCGCAATGATAGCTCAAACCGCGCTTGCCGGGCAGAAGCAGGCCGCAAGCATCGTAAGCCACAGCAAGGCTGACGGCGCCACCGGCCTTAAAATCCAGCTTCAGATCACCGCACCGTCAACCGGCTACACCCTTAATCAGTTCGGCATATGGGCAAAGGTCGGCAGCGGCGAAGGCAAGCTGCTCGCACTATTTCAGAATTCCGAAGGCATCGACGTTCCGTCGGCATCCGATTCACCGGACTTCGTTTATACGTTCTATGGCCTGATCATGATATCCAACACCGGCAGTATCTCGGTCACGGTAGATGCAAGCGCCGTCGTTACCACAGCGACTATGCAGGCCGCTATCGCCGCTGCGCTTGAAAATCTGCCCGAACCCATCATCGGCAACGCGCCGCCGACGACAGCGACGGTGGGCACGGTCGGGCAGCAGTACATAGACAAAACGAACAAGCGCGTGTGGTACTGCACGGCGGCAGAAGCGACGGGGTATACGTGGATACTAACCTCTGCCGGACTCAGCACTAAGGTCAACACAACGCTGTCTGCATCCGGGTGGAGCACCGCGAAGAAATACACGCTCAGCAACTCCAACATCACGGCGACATCGGCGGTCGAGCTTCTGCCGCGAGAGAACAACGGGATAACACAGGCGCAGCTGGAGGCGCTGTCGGGTGCAATGATCGTCGGCGGCACACAGGCGGCAGGCAGCATCCAGCTCGTCGCGCTGGGTGACGTTCCGACAACGGATATCCCGGTGACTTTAATAATCAGGAGGGATTTGTAATGCCTTTAATAAACCGATGCGGAGGCGGCGGAGGCACACCGCAGCTGTGCGGACAGGTGGAGAATTTCAAGGTAATGCCCGGAACTACGGCGCTGACAGCTGTTTTATCATGGACAGCGCCCAGCCCCGACGAGGATAACAGCTTTGTCGGCGCTCGCATCGTGCGCAAGACCGGCTCTGCGCCTACGGGCATCAACGACGGCACGGTCGTCTACGAAGGCACGGCGCTCAGCTACACGGACACGGGATTGACCGCCGGAACAACGTATTACTATCGCGCTTTCGCCTATAACGCAAGAACCAAGTACCAGACCGCAAAGCGGGTGGTTAGTGTAGTTGCAAGAAATACAAGTATAAGCACTGTGCTTAACGATAATACGTGGGAGACTATCCGACTGGTTTCTGATTTAGGACAAGGTGCGAATTTTTGGGCCATTGGAGATTGCAAAGCAGTGACGCTTAACGGGCCGATAACAGTGCTTAGCAAAAGTATCTCGCTTCCCGAGACAGCCTATCCTTTTATTATAGGCTTTGATCATAACGCTGAAATCGAAGGTGCGAATAGGATACATTTTCAATTTGGAAAGTCGGCTTTGGCGAATGGCCATATTGAAAGCTTGTTTTCTGCTGCCATAGATACATCTACCGAATTATGGGCTTATACCACTTTTCGTGAAAATCTCGGGCAAAATTTAGCGGCTGATTCATCGACGCTTCTTGGCAGTCTCCCCGCTGATCTTAAATCAGTGTTAAAAAACGTTGTAAAATATTCTGTGAACGCAATGTCAGGGAAAGAATCAGCAGTTACCCCGACTACAGACTATATTTTTATACTTTCGGCGTATGAAACGCGTGGTAGCATCCAATTTACAACTTCAACTTCTGGGAAAATAAACCCCTATGTGAAAAATTATCAAAAGCAATATGCTTATTATGCAGCGGGAAATACCCCGCCGATTAATATCTGGTTAAGAGACTTTGCTTACTATAGTTCTAAACAAAGTGGAGGGTGGGCATATATAGCTGCTTCAAACGGACAAAACCATGTATCAGGGCAATATTCACATCCTATTTGCCCTGCATTTTGCGTGTAAGGTGCAAGCTATGGAATACATAGTACATAAACGCTTTAAAGCTAAAGGCATTGACGGACATTTCAATTTGCCATACGGGGCAATCGTAAATGAAGAAAACGGGTTTCTATTCGCGGAAGATGGACGCAGAATTTGTGCAGTAACTTCCGAAAATGGCTGGGAGCATTTCAGGCCGAATACGCCGGAGGGCGCATACAGACTGAATTTGCTTGACAGACTGTATCGGTATTATAAAAACGGCTGTCATTCTTCGGATTTCGATCCAGAAAAATGGCCGGGAGCGATAAATTACTACTGGAAGAACCTTTTGCGTACAATGCCAACGCCAAAATTGATTGAATATTACAGAAAGCGGTTAGGCGAGCCGCCTGAAATGGAGGTGTAGATCGTGTATGCGATAAAAGTAGACAACGAAATCGCCGAATATTCCGACAGCTTCGTATATATCCGGCTGCACACAAACGGCTGCTATGTGCTGTGCAATGAAGCGGAGGCGGAGGGCATATGCGCGAAAATTGCAAGGGAATACACCGACACGGAGACCGGCGAAACGGTAACGCAGATAGCCGACACCGTATTCCGGCTTACCGATGACGGCCTGCACGGCACTGAGCCGAAGTGCGAAATAGAAACGGTAAACGGCGCACAGGTCGTAGCGGACAAGGACAGCGAGCTAAAAAACGCCGTGAGCACCGGCAACCTTGAGGCGGCATACAAGGAAGGAGTCAACAGCGTATGACGAAGACAGAGGCCATGACCAAAATGAAGGAAAAGGGCGCGGACGATGCGCTCAATCTGCGCGGACGCGCAAGCACGATGGACGGCACGGCGATAATCGCGGAGGAAAGCAAAGTGCCCGATTTCGACGCGGCGAAGGACTACAGCGCATGTCCTGTGGGGACGCCGGTAGCCGACGAAGGACAGGTGTGGAAGTTAATCCAGCCCTACAACGCGGCAAACTACAGCGGCAGACCGTCCACTCTGCGTGCGCTGTGGGGGCTGTGCCACACTACAGACCCGGCAAAGGCGAAACCGTGGGTCGATGCACACGGCACGTCGGGAATGTACATGAAAAATGAATGCTACAAGGCCGCAGACGGCAAGGTCTATCGTTGCAAACAGGACAACTGCGTTCACGATGCCGACGCGCTGCCGAGTGCGTGGGAGGAAGTATGATGGACATAACCGCAAAACAGGTGCTTGAGCTGGCCGCAAAATACATAGGCTACAAGGAAAAGGCATCGAATAAAGACCTATACAGTTTCACAGATAACGCCGGGCGCGGCAACTTCACGATGTTTCAGGCCGAGCTCGACAAGGCGAAGTTCTGGAACACGCCGAAGAACGGCTATGAATGGTGCACAAGCTTTGTTGCGTGGTGCTTCTGGCGCATTGCCGGGAGCGAGGCAAAGGATATTCTGTGCCTTACCGGGCCATACGGCGCAAGCTGCGTGAGCTGGGCGAAGTATTACGCGGCACAGGCGAGGCTTTTCACCAAGCCGCAGGTCGGCGATCAGTATTTTCAGCGCGACAGCCACGACGGGCTGCCCTGCCACACGGGAATTGTTGAAAGCGTAAACGGCAACACGTTCGTTACCATAGAGGGCAACTATCAAAATAGCGTCCAGCGCGTAAAACACAGCCTGAACAGCGGCACGGTCTACGGCTTTGGCAGGCCGAAATATACAGCAGAAAGCGAGGATGAAGAAATGGTCAGATGGAACAAAATCGAGGATGTGCCGGAGGGCTTTTACCGCAATACCGTCAGGCAGCTTATGCAGGACGGCATAATCAAGGGCAAGGGCAACGGCGTTATCGACCTGACGGAGGATATGCTCAGAGTAATGATCTTCTGTCAGCGCATTATGGAGGGCAAGTAAATGAACGCACCGGATAAAATCACAGAGATCAAGGGCGCCGCGACTGCGGTTGCGGCAATCATCACCGGCCTGATAGGCTGGGCAGGCTGGGCGGTAATGCTGTTTCTCGCGCTTGTCATCATCGACTGGACAACGGGCTCGTGCGCCGCGAAGAAGGCCGGAGACTGGAACAGCGCCCGTTCAAGAGAAGGCCGCTGGCACAAGGTCGGCGAGATCGTCGCAGTCGTGGCTGCGTTCATGTGCGATTTAGCATTGAAGATAGGCATGCAGGGGCTCGGCATAACGCTGCCGATAGACTATGAAACGCTGTTCGGGCCCTTAGTCACAATGTGGTATATCTTCACGGAGATAGGCTCAATCGCCGAGAATGCACAGGCCCTCGGCGCGCCTGTGCCCGACTGGCTGACGAGCGGAATCAAAAAGCTCAAGGATAAGACCGACGATATTGGGAACAAGTGAATAGAAAAACAGCCCTCGGCATACCTGCCGAGGGCTGCTCAACACAGAGAATCTCTTATATTTTGTATAACAATCTCAAAAACTATGTTGACATATTTGATAAATTTGATAATATAAAGGTATAAATAACATTAAATGTCGAGAGCGATCAGCAACTTGATTGTAGGTGAGCTATATTACTACACGTAAGAGACAATTAGACAGAGCTTTTAAAGATTATAAAAACAATCAACGAGGAAAAGCAAAAGCAAAGAAAAGGCTTGATATTTGTCAAGCCAAATACTCAGAGATTACAAATAGAACTACTGTCTCCGCCCGCAATATTGTTGTCGCAGGAATGCTTTATTTTGATGAAAGAAAACGTGAAGAATTATTAGCTGAAGCTGAGCAGCTTAACTATTCTAGAGAGACACTTAATAGACTGCGGATATTTAATAGCGGTAACTGGAACGAAGATACTGTGGACTGTGACACCATCATAGCCTTTAGCGCGATCGAGAACTATGTAAACAATAATAGTCCCAGTTGGAAAAAGAGTCCCCTATATTCTATTGGAATGGCTCTCTCGGAGGAGTGGGATGAGCTATGAATTTGAGAATAATTTATCCGCGAAGAATGCCTTTTTTTGTTGTGAAACATCGCACAAATACTTATTTTAGACAGACAGAATATGCTGAAAGAAATAATGTTTACACACACAAGTATGCGACAAATACCTATATTCTCCAAAAAAACGCCATTGATATAATAGCCGAGGCAAATGATACAAAAAGCCTTCGAGCTATTTTAGATTATTTAACACATGTTTTTGGTATGAACGAAATTGGGCTCAGTATATCAAGCCCTAAGTATTATAGCTATTTCAATGAATTAAATTATATAAAAATATAATGGAGTATTTGAGCATGGTTAAACTTGAGAGAAATACTCGAACAGTCGCCATTATCACCGTTCTAATCGTGCTAATTATCGTTAGGCTGTTAACTACCGATACTGGCGGCACAAAATGGATTGAATTAATTAACATAGCGGGCCTATTAATAGCTATCTTTGCTTTACTTAATGATGTATACTTAGAGTGTAAAGAATATGAAAAAACACCTCTCGTTATTGGTACAATATTCTTTATGTTGATCATTGTTTGTATAATAGGCACGTTAATTTTCACTAGAACTATTACCCCGTCACAGAGGGCAAATGATATCATCATGTTAATCACACTTTTAGTATCATTGCCGTCACACTTTTATGTAAGGCTAATTAAACATTACGTTTCAAAGTGAGGAATTAATTATGGATTACAAACAGCAAATATACGGCTACATATCGACTTGCTCAGGGAAAGTAAGAGATGTTTTTTATGAATTGTGTCAAATCATTAACTCAGTTAATGAGGAGTTACAGCCTCACGCTTTAATGTTTTTACTCGAAAACATCTTTGATATCGACAGCGACAACACTCGCGAAACAGCAAAAAATTACTACACTGATGAAGAGGCTAATCAAATTAATGAAGAATTTTCGAAAACTAACTTTCGTGAATTTCTTCACGAGTATATCTCTAACGCATCTAAGGAAAACATTGAGCCTATAGACTTCTACACACATGTGTGGAGTATGCTGAGAGCAGCTTGTCACTATGTCGATAAGAAGACCGCTTTGGCGCTATTCTTGCTTGCAGATGATTGTCTTATCCCTTACCGCAAAATTGGAACTGGAATTGAAATGTCTGACGAAACCTTCTCCGAGATCATAGATATGATGAATTCCAATCAATTGGCAGATATGAAATACATTTTGGCCTTACATTATCCGCAAAAAACTCAGTCGACTTCTCTTTTAGTAGACACTCTACTTTCGCTACCGAGCAGAGAGTCGCAAGCCGTTTTTTTGGCAACACTTATTGATACTGTCACAAAAAGCACAAAAGAAAATATTAAAGAATCTATAGATTCATTGTAATGCCTAGAGCCCGAAATGGAACCCCAAAGCAGCTTAGAGCCCCGGTTTTTGCCCTATTTATCGGGCTCCAAAGCGTATTTTTGAGTAACACTGCATTGATATGAAAAAACCTTGTAGTCATTGAAACTACAAGGTTTTTTCGCATTTTGTGTTGGTGCTCCAGCGGGGATTCGAACCCCGGACACCCTGCTTAAAAGGCAGGTGCTCTGCCTACTGAGCTACTGGGGCATGTCTGGCTGGGATGGCGGGACTCGAACCCACTATATCAGAGTCAAAGTCTGAGGTGTTACCATTACACTACATCCCACCATCTATATCTATTCTATTGTACACAGAGACCGGGCTTTTGTCCGGCCTCTGTGACTTGTGGGGTGGGTAAAGGGACTCGAACCCTCGACACCCGGAACCACAATCCGGTGCTCTAACCAACTGAGCTACACCCACCATATTTTTATTTTGGCACGCCAAGAGGGATTCGAACCCCCGACCTACTGCTTAGAAGGCAGTTGCTCTATCCTGCTGAGCTATTGGCGCATGTTTCCGCTTTTTTGGAGCGGGCGATGGGAATCGAACCCACGTATCCAGCTTGGAAGGCTGGTGTTCTACCATTGAACTACGCCCGCATGGCCGTCCCCATTGATATTCAGCTTAAAGATAATAACAACATTTTTGCGAATTGTCAATATTTTTGCGGCAAAAACTTTTGAAAGTCAAAAAAATATTTAGTGTTGCTATTTTCGGCGCTTTTCTGTATAATGCTTCTGTTATATATAATGTATGCAATTTCACCGGAGGTTTGCAATGATCGAATTAACAATGCAGGTAAGCGAATTTGACTACACCGAAACGCTTGACACCTTCCTGCCCGACTTGATAAAAATTCTGTCCGAAAGCGAAGGCGTGAATCCGCTGATCCGCAAGTGCGTCGGCGCGTCGCCCGAGTTTTCCAAGAAGATCGTCAAGGGCATCCTCGCCGCGATGAGCCCCAAGCAGAAGGAAGCGCTCACGGTCAAGTTTTTGAACGTCTACGCGTCCAAGCTCGTCGCTCAGGTAAATGAGGTCGCCGCAAAGAACGGCATCGTCATCACCCTCGACAACGCAAGGGCAACGATTAAGTGATCCGCAAAAGGTGCAGCTATTCGGCTGCACTTTTTCATTTGCGGGAATCTTAATGAAATTCAGCTCCGCATCAAACCGATGCGGCGCTGAATTTTTTCGCCGCACTCCATTGGCTCTCGGCTATCAGCTATTGGCTATCAGCTATCGGCTAACAGCTCTCGGCTGCGGCAAGGCCGCACGGTTTTGCCGGTAACTTCGACACCGGGCCACCGCAAAAAACGTGTCCGTAGGTGCATTAAAGCGCCTCTAAAAAAACACTTGATTTTTTGCGTTGGATTAGGTAGAATATCATAGCACAATGTAAGGAGTGACCGCGATGGCAAAGCTCGTTTCAAAGATAGTCGAGATATGGCATGACCGTAAGCGCATACTCGGCATGCCGATAAGCTTCACGCGCTACGCCCTGAGCGAGGACAGACTGTTCCTGCGCCGCGGCTTCCTGAACGTCAGGCATGACGAGATCGTGCTGTACCGTGTGCGCGATCTGCGCGTTTCGGTGTCGTTGTGGCAGCGCATTTTCGGCGTCGGCTCGGTGACGGTGGTCTCGACGGATAAGAGCATCCCGGAGCTGACGCTAAAGAACATCCGCCAGCCGAACGAGGTCAAGGAGCTCATCCATGAGCACGTTGAGAAAATGAAGATCGAGCGCCGCATGCGCATCGGCGAGATGAGCATGGACATGGACGACGATTCGATAGATCTCGAGGATATTAATTAAACGCAATCGGCCATGCGCCGCTTGTTATATATGGATAGGTATCGAAGTGGTCATAACGGCCCTGACTCGAAATTTTTGGAGGCTTCGGCCGTTTCGTCCGCTGAAAATGTCCGCCGCACAGGGCTTTGCGCGGGTTCGGATTTCACAATTTCATATCGTTCTTGCGTGTTTTTCTTGCATTCTTCCGGAGCAGGGATTACACTTGAGGTATACGGAGAGTTGTCCGAGAGGTCGAAGGTGCGACACTCGAAATGTCGTGTTCCCAAAAGGAACCTAGGGTTCGAATCCCTAACTCTCCGCCAAAAACCCAGTCATATCAAGGCTTTTGCCCATATGACTGGGCTTTTCTTTTCTCTCAAGGTCACATCGGCGTACATGATTTTCGGCAAGAGCTCAGGTGTGCCAGCCGGTTTGCCTTGTGTCCGGCAGGGTCAGGATATTGTCCATCACATTTGCCGAGGTGATCTTGGACTTGTAATCCAAATGGCTGTAAATATTCGCCGTCGTGCCAATATCGCTGTGACCCAGCCACTCCTGGATTTGCTTCAGAGGCACATCGTTCGCCAAAAGCAGTGAGGCACAGCTGTGTCTAAGGTCGTGAAAGCGAATGTGCCGCAGACCGTTCTGCTCCAGCAGCTTGCTGAAATTGGCGGTAACGCTTCTGGGGTTGAAGATATTGCCCATGGCATCCACAAAAACATAACCGTCATACTTTTTGCTGTAGCAATTTCCGCATACCCGCCGATTTTCCTTTTGCTGCTCCCTCAGCGCCAGCAGCTTTTCCCGGATATTGCTGACCAGCGGCAGGGAGCGCAGGCTGGATTTCGTCTTGGCGCGGTCTGCGCAGACGATTTCACTTTTGCCGTCTATCTTTGCGTTGGTTACGATGTGCTTAATGGTG